TTCGGTCGTGAGTTCTTCGCGCTTTTCGGGCACAAATGTTACCAAATCAGGCAAGGTATCAATGGCAATAGCAATGACTTCGGGTGTAGCCGCCATCTCAAGGTCGAGCTTGGTTTTGACGGTCTCTCTCAAGAGTCGCAGATCACGGTCATTAACGTGACGACGGTCTTCCCGGAGGTGGCAGACGATACCGATAGCACCCGAAAGTTCCGCGATTGCGGCGGCGGCTACGGGGTCTGGCTCTACGCCACCTCGCGCCTCGCGCAACGTGGCAATATGATCAATGTTGACGGCAAGCTGTATCATTGCAAAAACTCAAACTAAAATGATAACAAAAGGCGTAGAAGGCGCAAAGATACGACATTTCGAGAGGAAATCCTACGAGCACTTTCTTCCCCGTTATCGAAATACACTATTTTTTGGCATGGAATGGCATATTTTCGCTGTCGGTACGAAAAAAAATTTGCACAGAAATCCGTAAAGCCGTATTTTTGTCGTCTTGATAATACGACATTAAACAATGTCTGCTGCGGAGGTGGCGAAATGGCAGACGCACCACTCTAAGGAGGTGGCGCCTTAACGGGCATGCGGGTTCAAGTCCCGCTCTCCGCACAAAATAAAGAAATTAAACCCTTGTAAAATAACACTTTACAAGGGTTTTTTCTTTTTCTCCAATAACGAAGAAATAGACAATTCATATATCGTATTGTTTCCTATTTGCGTTGTTTGCTCTTTGCGTTGGATTCCCCTGACTTTACCCATGCGATTAAATCTTCGTGCAAGATATACCAACGCCGCGCTTGCTTGTAGGCTCGTATCTCTCCATTTTTAAGCCGCTCGTTTAATATCCGCTCGTTACAATCAAGTATCTTTGCAGCCCGTTCCAACGTTAAAATTTCCGTTGGTGTGCTGACTTCGCTTGTGCTGGTTTGTAGTGTTTCCATAGTGATATACATCGAATTGTTTGTTATAGGTGAGCAGCAATTACGCTACATTCTACCTACATTTGAGAGTATTGTACTTGCTCTAAAATACGCAAATTCACGCAAAAATACAAATTGAACTACATTCTAATACTATTTCTATTGCATTTGAAATACATTTTGCTATATTTGTATTGTTACACAAATCAAACGTCCGTCTAATTAGCGTAACAAATCAACAAAAACAACCTTCAACACCGCACAAACACTCAGTTCCATGAAAAACTACATCGCATATTACAGAGTTTCAACGAAACAACAAGGCGCAAGCGGCTTGGGATTAGATGCACAGCGTAACGCCGTTCAATCTTTCACGAAATGCGATACGTGCATCATTGCCGAATACACCGAAGTAGAGAGCGGGAAACGTGATAACCGTGAGCAATTAAGCGCCGCAATCGCACACGCAAAACAACAAGGCGCAACACTTGTCATTGCCAAACTTGATAGGCTTTCCCGCAATGCTGGTTTTATCTTTGCCCTTCGTGATTCGGGTGTGGACTTCGTTTGTGCAGATATGCCAGAAGCAAACACACTCACTATCGGTATCTTTGCCGTTCTTGCACAGCACGAAAGAGAGCTAATCTCACAACGTACTAAAGCAGCCTTGCAAGCCAAGAAAGCACAAGGCTTCACTCTTGGAAGTCCGCAAAATCTCACACGTGCTGGTGTTGAAAAGAGTGTTGTTGTCCGCAAGGCAAAAGCACAAGCCCGCAATCAACAAGCCGCCGAAGTCGCTATGCTCTTGAAAGAGAAAGGGCTTTCGCTTCGTGAGATTGCACAGCGCCTCAATTCACGCGGCTTCCATACTTCCAATGGCAAAGATTTTCAAGCTACAAGCGTCATGCGATTGTTACAATAGGATGCTGTCGCGTCTCGCTACATCATGCAAGGGGTGTCGTATTTTGCTACATCCCTTGTTTCATCAAAAATGGTGAAACTGCTTTGAGGGTGTAACGTTTTGTTATATCCTTCAAAGGGTAGGTCGTTTAGAAACACCCTTGCATGACGTAACGAGGCGTTACACCATTGCGAATTTATGTTCGGGCAAATTTCACTAACATCTCCAAACACAAGCAAATAAGCTATTTCCGCAAAATAACGCATTAGAAGCCATTACAGCGACGTTTTGCCGAAATTCGATACTGAGTAAGGGTAAATAACAGCAAAGCCGCCCCGTTTTATACGAGACGGCTTTGTTTGCATTTGAAAGGCTTTCTACTCAGTAGTTTCGCCGTAGTCTATCACGATTTTTAACGTGTTGTCGTTTTTGTTGATATTCTCTGTCTCTATCTTCTCTGTGTAACCACGTGACTTGCCTTTGGTACTCAGAAAGAACTTGATAGAATTGAAGTCCGGCGGTTTGCTGTACACACGGGTTTCGCCGTTGCTACGACCTTCCACCATAACGCCGTTTATCAATTCATGTAGTTTACTTTCCGCTTCATCTACCAAGCCTTCTGTTATTTCCTCAATCGCTTGTTTGAACTCTTCGTTTTTAAGCCATTCGTAGTACGTGCTTCGTGCTATCTTCGCAGACGCGCAAGCGCTTCGTACAGTGCCGTAATGTTTTTCAAAAACAGCAATAAATTGTTTCTGCTTTTCGTTCATAATCGGACAAATCGGACACATTTCCCTAGAGAAATGGTAGTTTGAAAAGAAAAGTAACTGCGTAAATATACTTATTTTCTTACGGGCTTTTTCCGGCTTTTTGGGGCTTGCGTAGTACCTTACGCCGTTCCGTGTCTGTGCTATGCGTTGCAAGCCCGTAGGATTGAACAGGCTGCGAATATGGTGTATTTGCCCTGCGATAATATCTTGCGCGTTGGACTGTACCAATTCGCCGTTTACTTTTTGAAAGACTTTCATGGTATGTTCTCCGATGAAAAATTGTGTGTGAAGTTGTTATTTATCAAAACTGTAAAGGGATGCTTTTCGGCTCGGTTGCTTCTTTGGCGCGTTTCGCAGTCTTTGGAGTAGTTGCGCCGTTAGTTGGTGTGCTAAAATCGTAGATGCTGTTTTTGTAGTCAGGTGGTGCATCGTTGCCAAAGTTTTGAGCGAGATGCGTAATCACTCTATCCGTTGCATCTATCCGCTTTGCTCTTGATACGTCATCATTCGCAATTATTCCATTTCCGACATCCGTTCCGACATTGTTGTTGCTTGTCGGAATTGTCGGTTTTGTCGTATTTGTCGTATTTGTTTGGTTCATTCCGACAATTCCGACATCCGTTCCGACATTGTTGTTGCTTGTCGGAATTGTCGGTTTTGTCGTATTTGTCGTATTTGTTTGGTTCATTCCGACATTTCCGACAATTCCGACATTTCCGACACTGACGGAACTTGTCGGAAAAGCCTTCCGATATTTCCCGTTGGTAATTTTGGACAAAGAAGCGCCTTCGGTGAGTTGCTTCAAATATCGCTCAATAGTACGGCGCTCTTTGATTCCCAAACCTTCTCCAATACTTACAGCGTCCCGTGTTTCAAATTCTTCCGGCAATGCGTCCAAAAAGCGCATAACGCTTGCTTTGGTACTACTGACGGCTTTTGTAGTTCGTGGCAATAGACTAGAGAGTTTGTGCGCATGGTGGGTAAACGTCTTGGCAAGCATAACGGCACATTCTACGTCCGCGTCAGTCGCTTGGATTACCGCGCTTTCCTCTTTGCACAGCGCTGCAAAGCCCTGTAATCCGTTCCCTTCTATCCACCTAAACACCGCAAACTGAATAGCCAAACGAAACGCCACGATTGCGCCGCGCCGTGCTGACGGTAGCAAGTCAGGGCGCTGTTCTTCGTGGAAAAATTCATCTTGCATCACGGAAAACGCCAAATCTATATCGTTCCATTGTTCATAGCTCAATTCCACGTACAACGGTGGAAACGCTGCGTTGCGTCCCGTAAGGAGTTCGTACACGGTTTTGAGTATTTCGGCTTCCGTTTGGATAGCATCTTTACGCCCTGTGCTTTTGGCGGTCGGACGGTGTGAACGCCACGTGAGCGGTGGACTGTGGTAATAGACTGCAAAGCGAGAGAACAAGCCGTTTTCCGT